GCCGCTAGAAGAACACCAGAAAACGAGTTCAAGACTAAGCGACTAAACAACTTCGTTTCAGCGCAATCAGCTTGGCTTCCTTCGGGAACTTGGGATGAAAGAGAAACAGAGTTCGAGCTTGACCCTGATCAAGAGTATGTTCTCGGTTTCGATGGTTCGTTCTCTGGAGATGCCACGGTCATTGTCGGTTGCACTGTTCCGAAAGAAGAAGAGAAACCAACTGTATTTATGGTCAAGGCTTGGGAGAAAGACGAGCAAATCCATGACAGAGATTGGCGAGTCAACATCGCCGAGGTCGAGGACACGCTAATCGACTTCACAGCTAGGCATCCGAAAGTCAGGGAGATAGCTTGTGACCCCTATCGCTGGCAAAGGTCTATGGAAGCGTTACAAGACAAGGGACTTCCGATAGTCGAATGGCCTTCAACTTCTGCCCGGCGAATGATTCCAGCCTGTGCCAAACTCTATGACGCAGTAGTTGACGGTGAGATGTTTCAAGACGGCAACCCGACTCTTGCCCGTCACATAGACAACGCAGTCGTCAAAACTGATAACCTCGGTTCAAGAATCGTAAAAGACAAGCGAAGCAGTCAAAGGCGGATTGACGCTGCGGTTGCTGCGGTTCTAGCTTTCGACAGGGCTACGGGTAGAATAGAAGAGGAAATAATTCCGCAGGTATTCGTTTAGGGCGGTTATGGGAACAATTTTGCAGGTAATCGGAGCAGTCGGCATCAGTGTCGGACTCTGGATGGTATGGCCACCGCTGGGAGTAATCTTTGGAGGACTTTTGACAGTGGCGTTCGGCGTAGCGATAGCGAGAAACAATGCTTGAAAATTTATTTGAAAGAAGAGCACTAAGTTTTCAGAGCGTATTCGCTTCGGGTGATTCGTTTCAGATTGGATCTAACAGCGGAACAATCGTAAACAATGACACCGCTTTCCAGGTCAACGCAATCTACTCGGCTATCTCTCTAATTAGCCAAACAATTTCCAGCTTGCCCGTTGACGCTTATGTCAGAAGAGACGGTTCACGCCGCCCATTCAGACCGGCACCGGAATGGATTCAAGCTCCCGATGTCGATACAACCAAAGAGGCGTTCTATGGGTCTGTTATCGTTTCGTTACTTTTAGACGGAAACGCTTTCATCAGAGTTTTCTCAAATGAGAACGGGATTGTCAACCTAAATGTCCTCAATCCTTCGCAGGTGAAAATCAAGCGAAACGGAATTGGTCGAGTGATGTTCGAGGTTCAGGGCGAAGACCGACCTCTATCGTCAGAAGAAATTCTGCATATCCCCGACATCGTAAAGCCCGGTTCTATTCGTGGAGTTTCTAGAACCGAAGCACTAAAAGAGAACTTCGGTTTGGCGATTGCCCTACAAAACTATTCAGCCAAGTTCTTCGGTCAGGGAACTAACACTTCTGGAGTTTTGGAATACCCAGGCAACCTGAACGCAGAGCAAGCTGCACAACTTCAAGAAGCTTTCGATTCCCGTCATCGTGGCTGGAAGCACTCACACAAGACAGCAGTTCTGTCAGGTGGTGCAACTTACAAGCCAACATCAGTAAACCCTCAAGACTCTCAGCTACTCGAAGCGAGAAACCACGCTGTTGCCGATGTTGCCAGAGCGTTCTCAATTCCTCCGCACCTTCTCGGACTAGATCAGGGCATGAGCTACGCATCAGTCGAGCAAAATAACTTGGCATGGGTCACCCACGGTCTCAGACCTATCGTTAGCAAGCTCGAGAGTGGCTTCTCACGCCTTTTGAGCAGAGCTAGGGGCGGAGAGAGGGCTTTCGTCAAATGGAACTTAGACGGGCTTCTCAGGGCTGATTACAATTCCAGAATTTCGGGGTACTCAACTGGACTTCAGTCAGGATTCTTCACAATCAACGACATCCGCCGACTCGAAGACCTCCGCCCAATCGAAGACCCATCAGCTGACACCGTTCGAGTACCGCTTCAGAATGTCAATGTTGAGAACGCCACAATCTCCAGCGAGATGCAGAAGGTCAAGATGGCTCGAGACCTTGTGATGGTTGGATTCGAACCTGAGTCAGTTCTCGAGGCTATGGGCTTGCCAACTATGGATCACACAGGCGTTCCAAGCGTTCAGCTTCAGGGCTTGCAGAATCTAAACCCTGAAGACCCGTCAGCCGCCTACGATGTGGAGGACTAATGATTGACAGCGGAAATGTAACAGTTGGAACAGTAGCAACTCAGATTGACGGGAATCATCAAGACCCTTCAACTATCTACATTCACAACAATGACAACACTGACGACTTGCTTGTTGGGGGTTCTGATGTCACAAGCTCAACTGGGCTAAGGCTAAAGAAAGAGGAAACTCTTCGCATTGACCTCAATCCGCTGGAAGAAGTTTATGTTGTATCTACTAAGACAGGTCACTCGGTTAGCTATATGAGGCAGGTGGTTTAGTGCCATATTTCATCACAGACCGACACCCGGATTGTGAGAATTGGGCTTTGGTCAAAGAGGATGGGGAGCTAATTTTCTGCCATCCTAACCAGCCAGCCGCTCAGGATCATATGGTGGCTATCTCTCTAGCGGAAGACCTAGAACCTGGCGGAGAGTACGAAGGCGATAGTTTCAGAAGCCTTAGAGACGCTCTAGGGGGCGACAGATACACGACAGAGGCGGAAGCACTTGACCGAGCAGAAGAACTCGGCTGTGAAGGCACTCACACAATGGATGAAGACGGTCAAACGATATACATGCCTTGTTCAACCCACGGGCGTTACGAAGAGCTGACAGGCACATCAGGCGGATACAGAAACGGAGATGACGCTTCAACCCCAGCCGAACCAGAGGAACAAATTGAGGGAAGCGAAACCAACCCGGAAGGCTCAGCGTCTGGAGCAGGTAATAACATTCAGGTTTCAGAGAGAACCGAAAAGGCACTCAGAAACAAAGTCAAAGAACACAATGAAGCTATGGAAGCCGACAACCGACCAGACTGGACACGGACAACTCTCGGTCAGCTAAAGGCGGTCTATCGCCGAGGTGCTGGAGCTTTCTCAACTTCCCACAGACCCGGAGTTTCTCGAGGTGCTTGGGCTATGGCAAGAGTGAACGCCTATCTCTATCTTCTAAGAAACGGAGAACCAGAGTCGGCAAACTACATCACAGACAACGACCTACTTCCAGAAGACCACCCAAAGTCAACCCGAAGCCAAGAAGTCGAAGAGACTCGGGATGTCGATCTGACACCGCCTGCCTACATGAGAGCAGCCTTTAGGCGTGGCGTTGAACTGTATGAAGAAGGTTTGGCAGGTGACGGAGTAACAGAGCAAACCATCCGAGAGGCAAGGGCTGGAGCGAGAGGTTCAGTGACCGCCGACAAGTGGTCAAGAATCGCCCCGTGGATTGCTAGACACATTACTGACTTAGAAGCCGAACAGAATCAACCAGGTGGAGAAGGCTTCCCGGGTGCTGGGGCAGTAGCTTTCTATCTTTGGGGTGCAGTGCCAACGCCTCGGGGTGCTGAACGGACTCAGGAATATGCCGAAAGAATTACTAGAATGGTAGAAGAAGAAAACGAAGGTCGAGCGACAGGAGAAGCTTTGAGCAAGTTTGAGACCCGAACATTCTCAACCGATTTCGAGGTTAGAGAAGAAGCTGACGGAATGAGGTTCAGCGGATACGCCGCACTATTTGATTCACCTTCAGCCCCTCTACCCTTCACCGAGAGAATCGCACCCGGAGCGTTCAAGCGTTCCCTTCGGTCAAAGAACAATGTCTTTATGTTCTACAACCACGACAGCGGTCAAGTCTTGGCTTCGACTCGGGCAGGGACTTTGAAGCTCGAGGAAGACAGCCGAGGACTAAGAGTTGACGCTCACCTTGCCAACACCTCAGTCGGGCGAGATGTTTCTGAACTTCTGAAGCGTGGGGATTTGGATGCTATGAGTTTTGGATTCTCAGTGCCTTCAGGCGGAGATGCTTGGAACGAAGATGGAACAGAGAGAACACTGAACAGCGTTCGACTATTTGAAGTTTCTGTTGTTGCCATGCCAGCGTACCCAGAGACCAGCGGAACAGCTACGGTCAGAGGACTGGACAAGCTTGCACTTCGGGCAGATGTTGACGCTGA